GTCCTATGGATGCATTTATAAAAAATACATTAAGAGCACTACCAATAACGAGTGATGGAAAATACTTTAGTCTTATATCCTCTGGAGACATACTTGGTTTGGAAGAAAGTATAGCAGGAGATATAATTGTCCCAACTGCTCTGCCAACAGAACCTAGTGCTAGACGAAAAAAAGGACTTGAAAGACAATTAATAGGAATTGGAGCACCTAAATATAAAAATATTTTTCAAAAAGAATTGGATAGATTAGGACTACAATCGTGGAAATTACTGCCTAATATCCCAGACGATGATTCTTTAACAAGAATTGTAAAAAAACATTATCAAGAAATAGTACAACGTGATATTATTCCCTATATTTCTGGTGAGTCATACAAAGAGCTTCCTCCAGAAGAACGAAAATATAGGTTACGTAATTTTATAGCAAGTAGAAGAGATAATATATATGATATAGCCTCACAAAAATTAGAAGAGCAGTTTTATGACACACAAGACCCTAAAAAAAGAGGGTACATAAAAAAACAACTGGTAAGATTATTACAAGTTAAATTTAGAACTATGAACCAATTAGAGAGAAGTATGGCTATAGACTCGTTTAGAAATAGCTTTGGACGATCTCCAGATTTGAATGATGAAAATGAAGTTAGAATGTTAATATCAGAAGCTAAACGCTATAGAAAAACATCACGATGACAGTTACCTCTTTCATTAAACTATTTGAAACTGTAGGCATACCCGTAATTGCAGCCGCTGCTGCAGGGTATGCTCTATGGTGGCTCATCAAATGGATAACTAAAAACCTTAAAAAGGAATTGTATAATCAGCATATAGCTTCTTTAAAAAGCATAGATCAGTTACGTAATGAAATAGATGAAGAAGTAAGAGACACGAGAGATATGATTTCTAAACAGATAAAAGAGCTAAACGTAATAATTATAAGATTAATAGATAGGGTTCGTGTTCTTGAAATAAACTTTATAGAACATGATGAAACTGTGAGAACTGTGTATGATCTTTCTCGTACAGAAAGAAAAAAGCCCCGCCACGAAGTTGTGGAGGAGCTTCAAGAGCAAATCAAAGATGCGGGGAGAACAAACGGTAATTAAAATTTATACTTGTTTAAATAGTCAGGAATTATCTCTTGTATCTCTCTTCTATGTCTCTTACTATCTACCAAGATTTTAAAGGATTTGATTATTGCAGTTGAGGTAGTAAACTTAAACCACCAAGGAAAAACTGCATGTATCATTCCAAAGATACAACACAACAACAATTTAAAACTATTCATAAAAGCAAACCTCCCATGAACCCAATATGATTGTGGGTTATCTGTATCCATAGTATGTCTAGTAAATATGTTATCCAAGGAAGGCTCATTATGTCCTTCCTTTTTTTGTTTCCATTTTTTAACTTCTTTCGTTAAATTTTCTTCAAGCTGCTCTGACATTAAGCTTTCCTAAATTTTCAAAGTATGCCTTATTAAACCCTCGTTCCCATTCCTTGTAAAAGGAACTTCCTTCTTTGTATGGGTTAATTATCCTTCCCCGTTTAAATGCATGGTATCCTTTGGCATGTTGAATACGAAGAGGGGGATGATGTTCCTTACGCATTGTTTTTCTCCTTAATTTTTATGTTATATCAACTAATTCACACACACCAGCAGTACATGCCAGTTCCTGTGTTCCTCTTGTCGTGTCTTCTTTTTCTACATCAGATAGTTTACTCCAATCAATATCTTTTGGCATCTTACCTACCAATGAATTATATTCTTTTTCATTTATGTCTTGGTATGGTGCTTGTTTATATGTGTGATCCGTATGTGGCAAAAAGGACACACCGGAAAGGTAGTCGAAGTTATTCCAACACCAAGATCCTACATTCACCCATTCTTTTTCTTTAACAGAAATAGTTACTGAGGGTTTGTGTTCACACCAATGTTCCGCATATGTTTTCCATAGTTCAAGTTGTGCTATAGCAGACATGTCATTTCTACAAATAGCTTTTTCTGGAGCCTTCATAGGAAAAGAAAACACTGTAATTGTATCTGGTTGTAAATAATCCATTTCATATGGTATTCCTACGCTCATCATAAATTGAGTGAGTGGGTCTTTGTTATCCGCTCTAACTGTTCTTATATAATGTGCGTTATGCCTAGCATGTATTCCACTTGAGCTATCTACCAGTTGGCTCACAGTTCCAGAAGGCTTTACACATGTAATTGCTGTAGATTGTGGTATCTCAAGCTTTTTAGCCCATGCCTTATTAGCCTCTATAGCTACGTTACGAAGATAATTTAACAATGATGATAAGCCATCTGTCGTACCATTAAGCAATGAACAATCCATTATACCAGTTAATGATACTCCTAACAACCTTTCTTCTTCAGTATTGTTTTGCCATCTTTTGCGAAGATACCCAAAGTTAGTAAAGGTAGCTTGTATGGTTCCTAAAATAGTAGCCAACTCTACTTTATTTTTTAGAGTAGTTTTTGTATCACTACTTCTACAGACAACCTCTGTTAAGTTACAGAATTGATTTGGCCTCAATAGTATTTCTGAACAAGGGTTTGTACCAAAATCTATATCTGTATTTCTCCTACCGTTCTGTGCAGCTTTATTTTTTGCTGACTGCCTGTTAAATATACCTCTTTCCCCTGATTTACTTTCATATAAAGATAGCCACTCGCTCATAAAAGTCCCTGTGTCAGGCATATCTGTGTACACAGCAGAGTTGTTTGCTAATGCTCTTTCTGGGTTAGTTTCCCACCACTGTCCTGTTTTAGCTGCTCTCATACGATAGTCTGATAGATTAGACAAAGAAATAAGAGCGGATCTTCGTACACCACCAACTATTACAACTTCTCCTGTTTTGCAAACAATATCATGGCATTCCAAGGAATTTAACTTTCTTCCTCTGGCTTCTTTAAACTTGGTAATAGTAAAGTCAAATAAATCAACTAAGGGCTGTGGTCCTGAAGCTCTACCACCAAATGTTTTTAATCTTGCTCCTGAAGGACGAATTTTATTTATGTTTATTTTGGGTACACGGCATGTGTATAGATAAGAAACCAAATCTCTAAATGCCCTTGCCCATCCTTCCTTTGAGTCTGCTACAGAAATTACATCATCGGTATGTTCAAATTCTCTATCAGGTATCGTAGGTAAGCTATTTATGTACTGCCTTTCAACAGAAAAGCCTACACCTGTTCCATTCATTAGTATATAAAGAACCTCATCAAATGCTTTTGGATTATCAATAGGAATGTAAGAACAATTATAACTAGCTATATTCTCTCTTGATAATGCAGGTCCAGCAGTCATCATAGATCGCATACTGGGCATAATACCCAAAGATGATATACTATTTTTTAATTGTTTCCATATCCCCTCATCAACAGTTATTTCTAAAACCTCTTTTACATGATACATAAAATAATCAACAAGACGAGTTACAGTTTCTTCCCAAGTTTCCCGCCTGTTTTCATTTTCAATCCAACGAGCATATCTTGAAAGTGTAATAAATCTTTGGTAATCATTCATATAATTCATGTTTGTGTACTCCAGTGCATCTAACTTTTAAGTTAAGAATTTTAGTCCCCTCTAGATTTTCTAATAGTTCATATAACATATCTACAAGTTCATTTGTAGGATCTCCATCGACAGGCATAAGAAATTCATCCGGGTCAATTTCCAAAAATATATTAGCTCTAGCTCTCATGATCATTTCTTAATTGTTGTTACTAGCTTATTAAGATACCATTGTGCTTTTAGTAAATCTTCATCTTTATTTTTATAGTTTTCTCTCCAAGTATATTTAAACACATTTCCTTTACAGTACCCACGAAATTCTTCATCAGTTAAAGCTGCTTCAATAGCCTGTATGCACTCTATACCATGTTTGTTATAATGTAAAGGATTATTAACTGTGTCTTGTTGTGCTTTATATTCTTTAATAAAAATGCTACTTGGCATCACGCATTTCCTTTTGTTTCAGAATTAAAAACTAATTTGATTATGTTATTATTCTCATCAACTTTTTCTTCTTCATGCTCTTCTATATCAACATGCTCTAAATCAAGTTCATGATGTC